CGTGTTCAAGAGGATATGAACTATCAGTTAACAGAAATGATGCCTGAGTACCGCCCTGAGACAGAGCGTATGTTGTGGGGTTTAGGTTTATCAGGTAATGCGTTCAAGAAAGTGTATTACGACCCATCACTAGAGCGTCAAGTGGCTATGTTTGTTCCTGCAGAGGACATCGTTGTTCCTTACGGCGCGTCTGATTTGCAGTCATCACCACGTGTAACCCACGTCATGCGTAAAACCGAGAACGAGTTGCGCAAGCTACAAGTTGCAGGCTTCTATCGCGATATTGACTTAGGAGAACCTAACAACGTCCTCGATGAAGTTGAGAAAAAGATTGCAGAGAAGCTAGGCTTTAGAGCAAGCACGGATGACCGCTACAAGATTCTTGAGATGCACGTGAACTTGGACTTGCCAGGTTACGAAGACAAGGATGATGATGGTGAGCCGACAGGTATTGCGTTGCCATACGTGGTAACAATAGAGAAAGGTACTAGCAACATTCTATCTATCCGTAGAAACTGGGACCCGAGTGACGATACATGTCAGAAGCGTCAGCACTTTGTGCACTACGGTTACATCCCTGGCTTTGGCTTCTATTACTTTGGTCTCATCCACTTGATTGGCGCATATGCTAAGTCAGGTACGTCGATTCTTCGTCAGTTAGTTGACGCAGGTACGCTATCTAACTTGCCAGGCGGCTTTAAGACACGTGGTTTGCGTGTTAAGGGTGACGACACACCGATCAGTCCAGGAGAGTTCCGTGATGTAGACGTGCCTAGCGGTACGATGAAAGATAACATCATGACGCTCCCATACAAGGAGCCAAGCCAGACATTAATGACGTTGTTAAACGGCATCATTGAAGAAGGTCGTCGCTTTGCTAACACTGCGGATTTACAGATCAGTGATATGTCTGCTAATGCTCCAGTGGGTACTACATTGGCGATTCTAGAGCGCACGCTGAAGGTGATGAGTGCGGTTCAAGCACGTATTCACTACAGTTTGAAGCAAGAGTTAAAGCTCTTAAAGAAGATTATTGCTGAATACACACCAGAGGAGTACAGCTATGAACCAGACGAAGGCTCAAGACTGGCTAAAAAATCTGACTACGATAACGTGGACGTCATCCCTGTTAGTGATCCTAACGCTTCAACAATGGCGCAGAAGATTGTTCAGTACCAAGCAGTAATGCAGTTGGCACAAGCGTCACCGACGCTATTTAACATGCCACTTTTATATCGTCAGATGTTAGACGTGTTAGGTATTAAAAACGCACAGAAACTTGTCCCGATGGACGAGGACCAGAAGCCGACAGACCCAGTGTCAGAGAACCAGAACGTTCTCATGATGAAGCCTGTCAAAGCGTTTGCTTATCAGGACCACGAAGCGCACATCAAGGTGCACATGTCTGCTATGCAGGACCCGAAGATTATGCAGTTGTTACAAAACAACCCGATGGCACAAGGTATGCAGCAGGCTATGCAGGCTCATATCAGCGAACACTTGGGATTCCAGTACCGTATTCAGATTGAGCAGAAACTTGGTATGTCATTACCCCCACAGAAAGACGAGGCTGGCGACGATATCAATATGGACCCACAAGTCGAAGCTATGTTGGCACCGTTACTTGCAGACGCAGCACAAGCAGTTCTCATGCAGAACCAGCAGCAAGCAGCTCAGCAGCAGGCGCTCCAGCAGGCTCAAGACCCACTCTTGCAGTTACAACAACAAGAAGTTCAGATCAAGCAGGCAGAGCAGCAACGCAAAGCGGCTAAAGATATGGCAGATGTTGAGCTTGACAAGCAGAAACTTGCCCTTGATGCACAGAAGATGATGTTAGATGCTAAGACCGCTGGCGACAGACAGAAGTTTGATGCTTTGAAGACTGCAGCATCTATGCGTGATTCGAAGGAAAAAGCACTCCTAGACGCTGGAGTTGATATGCTAAAAGACACTTACAAGACGAAGAAAGGTGACTAATGGACGCACTCGATGCTCTAGTGGACATGCTAGAGAAAGATGTAAAGGCTAAACGGGAATGGGTAGGAAGCGGACAAGCTAAAGACTACGCCGAGTACCAAAAGATTTGTGGGGAGATAAAAGGTCTTCTCTCTGCAAGGCAGGAAGCACTAGACCTTAAACGTAAAATGGAGCATTCGGACGATGAATGAGAAACTTGATTTAGGACGAGCGGTAGACTTATCCGCAGTTTTAAACAAAGAAACACTTGAAAAGGCATCTCAACTACCTAAGCCGCAAGGTTATAGGATTTTGTGTGCAATTCCTGAAGCAGAAGAAACCTACGATAGTGGAATTATCAAGTCTGACGAAACACGTCGGCACGATGAGCTACTAACAACAGTGCTCTTTGTAGTAGCTTTAGGACCAGACTGTTATGCGGATAATGTACGTTTCCCTAACGGACCTTGGTGTAAGAAAGGTGACTTTATCCTAGTACGACCCAATGCTGGAACCCGTTTGGTTATTCACGACCGTGAATTCCGAATCATTAACGATGACTCTGTGGAAGCTGTAGTAGAAGACCCACGTGGCATCAAACGTAAATTTATTTAAGGAGGCCGGACAATGGCTGAAATGGACAAACAGGAATATAAGTTCCCTGATGAGCAAGAAGATCAGGGTAAACCCGTAGATGATGGGCAAGAAGTTCAACTTGAAATCGAGATTGAAGATGATACCCCTGAAGAAGATCAAGGTAGAAAGCCTGCTGATCCAGAAGTAGTCAGGAAATTAGAGGTTGAAGTTGACGATTTAGACAAGTACAGCAAGGACGCTAAAGATAAGATTATCAAGATGAAGCGTGTTTGGAACGATGAACGTCGTCGTGCCGAATCTGCTGAACGTGAGCGCCAAGCTGCTATTGATGCTACCCAGCGTCTAATGGAAGAGAACCGCAGGATTAGAGAGGTTCTGTCAAAAGGTGAAGAAGAATACAAAGCTGCGGTAACAACTACATCAGAAGTTAAACTCGAAATGGCTAAGAGAGCCTATCGTGAAGCTTATGATGCAGGTGATACAGATAAGATTATCGAAGCGCAGGAAGCATTGACAAAAGCTCAGATGCAGTTAGAAACTGCAAAGAATTTTAAGATGCCCCCTTTACAGGAAGATAAATTTGATGTACAAAGTCAACAACAGTACCAAAATGCACAGCCGCAAGCTACAGACGAGAAGTTAGCGGGATGGCAAAGTCGTAATTCTTGGTTCGGACAGGACGAAGAGATGACTGCAGCAGCTCTGGGTCTCCATGAGAAGCTCAAACGCCAAGGGATGCAGATTGGGTCTGATAAATATTACGCAACGTTAGACGAAACGATGCGAAGACGGTTCCCTGAAAGCTTCGATGACGACATCGAACCGCCAGATGTAGAAGTGGAAGTGGTAACGCCAAAAGCAGACGCGCCGAAAGCAAAATCCACAACGGTAGTAGCGCCAGTATCTCGGTCGACGGCACCGAAAAAGATTAGGCTAAAGCAGTCGCAAGTTGCGATCGCTAAGAAACTTGGTCTTACACCTGAGCAATATGTCCGTGAACTTATGAAATTGGAGGCCTGACATGGCTACAAATAGACTTGATCGTAGTGCAGATAATCGTGAACTTTCTGAACGCCCTAAGCAGTGGGCGCCGGCGGAGCTTCTCCCTGAGCCTGACAAACAGGCTGGTTACTCATATCGATGGATACGTGTTTCAACTTTGAATAGTGCGGACCCAAGAAACCTTTCAGCCAAGCTGAGAGAAGGGTGGGAGCCTGTTCGAATTGAAGAACAACCAAAATTCCAACTGTTAGTTGATCCCAATAGTCGTTATAAAGACAACATTGAGATTGGCGGTTTGTTGTTATGCAAAACTCCAGATGAGTTTGTTCAGCAGCGTAATAAATATTACACTGACCAAGCAGATGCTCAAATGGAAGCTGTAGACAACACTCTTATGCGCCAAAGTGATCCTCGTATGCCTCTCTTTAATGAGCGAAAGACGACGAACTCTTTTGGTAAAGGTTAATTTTAAATAATTTAGGAGTATCAAATGGCTTATCCAAGCGTTACAGCTCCATACGGCCTAGTCCCAATCAACAGCGTAGACGGTAAACCTTACGCTGGTGCAACACGTCAGTTACCTATTGCAAGTACTTATAATACTGCGATTTTTAACGGTGATATTGTGGCTGTAGTCGATGGCGGCACTATCGAAAAATCAGGCGTTACAAACGACTCTACAACTTCAGCAGCTAACTACACTTATGGTGTATTAGTTGGTGTTCAGTATGTAAATGCTCAAGGTCAAACAGTTCAAGCTCAATATTACCCAGGTAATGCTGCTGCTTCTTCTGCTGTAGCCTATGTTGTTGACGATCCAATGGCTGCTTTTAAAGTTGCTGTTGTATTTGCAAACAGCGTTGTAACAACCGTTAACCAAAGCATTGTTGGTGTAAACATGGCAATTGACCAAGGTACTGGTAGCACAACTACTGGTAACTCTGGCGCAGGCGTTCTTGTTGCAACTAACAACGCAGGTAATGCAGCGACTCTTCCAGTTCGTGCTGTTTCCGTAATTCCAGAAACTGCTACTGGTTCAAATGCCTTCACTGAAGTAGTAGTGAAGTTAAACAACCCACAAATACTCCGTGCAACGGGTATTGACTACGCAGCTTAAGGAGCACTTAAATGGCTATTTCACGCGCACAGTTATTAAAAGAGCTCCTACCAGGTTTGAACGCATTGTTTGGACTTGAGTACGCTCGCTATGGTGAAGAACACAAAGAAATCTACGATACTGAGACTTCTGAGCGTTCTTTTGAAGAAGAGACAAAGTTGTCAGGTTTCTCTGCTGCTCCTGTTAAGAACGAAGGCTCTGCCATCGCTTACGACAATGCACAAGAAGCTTTCACAGCTCGCTACACACACGTTACAATCGCTCAAGGCTTCAGCTTAACTGAAGAAGCTATTGAAGATAACTTGTATGACTCATTGTCAGCTCGCTACACTAAGGCATTGGCTCGTTCAATGGCTTACACAAAGCAAGTACGTGCAGCCTCTGTACTAAACGGCGGTTTTACTACTGTTATTGGTGGTGACGGTGTTGCTCTATTCAGCACACAACATCCATTAGTATCCGGTGGTGTTAACAGCAAC